GCAAGTATCTGCAACGCATCAGCATCGTGGTTGCTCGCTGGCTTCGGCCTTGCGGGATACCCTTGACTCGGTTTTGCTTGCTGTAGGTCGGTAGAGTCTTGTAGTAGTGGGCTTCGTCCACAAACAGTTGATCGATTCCTGTGTCCTCGAACGCTACCGCATCATCCTTGCCCGCAGCCGTCAAGATGCGTTCCAGTTTTACTTTGAGGTTTTTGATTGCGGTTTCGATTTGCTTGGCGCGATTGCGGCCATCTTTTCCGCCCTCACCCTCTGCGGCATTTTTTGCCGATTCCATTTCCGCGATTTCATCTCGCATGTACTGCGCTTCCACCTCGGGGCGCATTTTGAGCATGTTCAAATTGTCATGCGTCATAATGACCAGATCGTAGTCGCCCGTCGCCATGCGTGAGACAAGCTCCTTGCGCTTCTTGGCTGTCATGTTCCCCTGGGTACTGAGGATTCGAGCGCCAGGATAGAGCAGTTGAGCATCTCGGGTAATTTGCTCGATATTGGCCTTGAGACACGCGATGCACGGCTTTTTAGCCAAGCCTAGACGCCTCAATTCCATGGCGCTTGCGATCATGGCATAGGTTTTGCCCATTCCCACTTCGTGGGCAGCTAAAGCCGTACCGTTGGTAACGACTTGCCAGACGAAATTGGGAATGTGCGGATGCAACTTGATCGCCGGGTTCATTCCTGGGAATGTTTGGTGCGATCCGTCGATTTGCAAATCGCGAATGTTGTTGAAGTTGTCGTTGAAGTATCGCGCAAGACGAATCGCGCGATCGTCGTCTGACCAAACCCAATCCCCGAACTTGTCCTTCAACTCTTGGACTTTGGCCGCAACATCGTTGGTCGCCTTGCGATTGACGACTTCATTTCCGTCAGCATCGACGGCCCGTATTTGATGCGTTCCGGTTTCGTCTGTGTATTCGTCGATCCCTCCCTTTACTTCGATTTTTCGGCCTGTCAGTGCCGCTTCAAGTAACTTGATGAACCCGACTCCATGCGTGTCCCATTGTTGCGTTTGATATATTCGGCCACTACTGTACCGCCTTTGCCCCTCGGAAGACCATTTGGCTTTCCAGCCTCCGAGCCCTCCTGCAAGAGTAGAGTGCGAAATCTGGAAGTAGCGAGATTCCGTATTGAGAGTGTCGGCTGCAAATTGAGCAACATCCGAAGGTGGAAGCCATGCAGCGCCGAGGTTGACAGAGATTTCGCTGATGTCCTTATCCTCGGGTTGTACCTTGGAAAGAGCATCGACGTTTACCTGGAACTTTGGATCGGCTTCGGCTGCGGCCTTGGCTGCAATCAACTTTTGTCGAACATTACCCGACAAGTAGACCGCTGCCTGTTGCCATCCCGCGCTGGGATCCTCGAAAGCAATGCCTGATTGCGACAGTTCTCGCCCCGCTTGCTCAATCGTCTTCCCTGTGATCTTTGCAATGTGCTCGATGTTAACTCCACCGAACTCATGGAACGATACTCCGATGGCATCCGACACGTTGTCTACTTTGTCCAAGCTCGGAGTGTGCCGTACTGTATCCTTGAAAAAGATGTCTGCCTTCTTTGCTTGTTTGGTTCCAGCGTTGTAGTTCTCAAGAGATCGCAAAAAGAACTGGTCGTCTCCCGAATCTTGCATCGCGCGAGTATTAGCACGATCGTTAATAGGTCCAAATTGGGCGACGAACTTGTCGTATGCTTGGTTCAACGCTTCGCGATCCTTTGAGGCATCTTCTCCCTTGAGCTGCGTATTGATTGCGGCTCGACCGGCTGCAAGAATCGCGAGTTGCCCTTCGATGCGGGCTAGCTGCGTCTTGTTGGCCTCTCGCTGTACCAGTCCGCCTCCCACTCGCTGAAATAGCTTGCCATCGATAATCCGATAGCCACCTTCGCGAACATCATCAGGCGCTGGCATCGACTCAGGAATGAATGCCTGCTTCGAGTTTTGGACTGGGTGATACACACCTTCGGGTAGGTTGTCGATAAACTTTGCCAGCTTAGTGCGTAGCTGGTCGCGACCGACCCGACGCCGATCCTCTGCGGACACTGGGGTTCCGTCTTCGAATACTAACCGGCGTTTTTTCGATACTGGATCGACATCGACTCTGACGGGTCGCCCTAAAGCCTCAGACAACTCTTCCGGCGATGCCGCAGACACTCCCTTTTCTTCCGCCGATCGCATGGTCGCGCTGCGATCCAATCGACCAAGAATGTTTTCTGGGTGTTCGGCAAAATACTTGTTGATCGTGATTGGTTCACCGCCGTCAGGATCGGGGACTTGTGTCGTTTGGGTCCAATCCGGCCCTGGGACACGTTTGCCATCTTTCCAGTGATAGAGTCGGCCAAGCGAATCAACCGTGATTCCGGTGAAACCTGGTTGTTTTGGATCGGCTTCGCTAGGCGTGTTTTCAAGTGTGACAGGTTGTTCCCCAGGTATTCTCTTGCGCAGGATCACCATGTCGGTGACTACCGAAGTACCCGCGTTCTCTTGGTGCATTCCAGTCGGAAACCGAACGGCTGCAACAAACTCGCACTTGTCAGCAAGCAATTTACGAATCTTGTCGTCCGGTTTGTCCATTGTGCCGGTGCTGGTGATGTGCATGATGAGCCCGCCCGGCTGTGCAACATCCGCCGACTTCAAGAAAAAGTAATCGTGTATGTACGCTTGATGCCTGTCATAGCGAGGATCGGCAACTTGATATGCGCCGAACGGCACGTTGGATCCAACCAAACCAAAAAAGTTGTCTGGCGATTGAAACTTTTCGAACCCTTTGATTTGCACGTTCGTTGACGGGTACAGTTGCTTGAGCATTGCTCCCGTCGTTTTCTCCAGTTCGACCGCTGTTGTGTGCGTTCGGCCCGCTAGGTCGCTTGGCATCATGCCGAGGTAGTATCCGATCCCGGCAGAAGTTTCGAGGAATCGTCCTCCGTTGAACCCTAGCTTTCGAGCGATGTCCCAGTGCGCCTGAACCACATCCGGGTGCGTGTAGTGGGCATTGAGAATCGAACCCTTGGTTGTTTCAAACTCTTCGTCCGTCAAGATAGAACGCAATAGCTTGCGTTCTTTGTCCCAGTCCTGCTTCTTGAAGTCAGGATCGTATTTGAGTTGTTCTTCATCACGCTCCTGCGACTCGTCGTCGTAAGCTCGCGGATTGTTGAACAAGGCAGGAAATTGGCCCCATCCAACGAACTTGGAAAGAGTCTCAGCTTCCTCCGGGGTAGGTTGACGCCCCTCTTCCTGCAACATTCGCATCGTTTGCAGGGCTGCAATGTTTTGACGAAACTTCGTCTTGAGTCCGCCTTTAAGAAACTCGTTCGTTGTGTAGCGGAAATTCCCAGCCGCAAGATCGGTAGGGGTTTCTGGGGTCGGAGGCGAAGTGACGATCGCCTCGACGTTAGAGGCTACTCCTCGGGAATCGCGAAGAGTTGATCGTTGACCAGTTCCCGAATCACTTCCTTCGGAGTCCCCTGATCGATTAGCGTCTGCTCCAGTCTTTGAGCGGAGTCTACCATCATCGTCAGATAACCCGGAGTCTGATCCCCCAGTTCCTCCAGTAATTCCGGCCTGTTCGCTTCCAGGTGATCCAGAAGGGCTTCTTCCAGATATGGACTTCGGCTCTCGGGGTCCACTGTCTTTGCTCTCTCGTTCCAGTCCATCTTTGGCCTCCGCATCCAGTTTACCACGATTCAAATGATGATGTAGGAGTTTCGCCGCAAAATCCGACGCTTCTTCAATCGATCCAAACTTTTCCTCGTAATCGGTTCGTTCCTTGGTCGGGGAATAATGCCGTATTGTATGCTCGTATTTACCGCCTGCTTTGCGAGCGATGTTGATCTGCACTTTGTGTCCATTTTTCAGAACCAACTTGTGCGCCCGCCGCAATGTGTCTGCCCATCGATTGTGATTGGTGTTCCGCTCCTGCAAATCCGGGGCTTTCTGCTTGGAATCGGCGGTTCCAGTTTTTTTGCCGCTTTCAATCTCTTGGCGTTGCTGCTCCGAGGCTTTTGCAAGAACTTCGCCCGGAATGAACATTCCGCCGTAATACTCATGTCCGTCGATAACGAGTGGGTTTTCCTTCGTATAGCCTTTCGGGGCATGTTTTGCCGACATGAATTGCGGTTGCTGTAAAGCGACCTTTGCCGCTTTTACTAGCTCCGCAGCCGACAACACTCCCTCTCCAACGGCTGCGGCTACGTCTAGGCCCATCATCGTTGGATCTTGTCCCATGCTGGGATCGCTGCCATCGTTCATGCCTCCCATGGGATCTGCGTTGGGATCCATGCCCATTCCGCCGTCCATGCCTCCCATGCCGGGATCCATGCCCATCGCTTGCGGTTGACGCTGAGCTTCGAGCGCCTGCTTGGCTAGTGGCTTGTGCTTCACGTCGAACGGGATCATGCGTCCGAAGATATTGATGATGCCGGGCTCTAGTAGCTGCTCTCGCATGTCGTTGATGATCGTCCGCACCCACGGGTCGAGGTTCGCGTAGAGGATCCCCATGGGAATCAATCGGCCTTGCCAAGAGCCTGCGTCGTCGGCCTTGAGAACGCCATCGGGAACGAACATCCCGCGTAGCATCTCCCCATCGAGATCCCCAGGGTACTGGAGGATGTGCGACGGGTTCGCCGGGACGGTGGCGCGTGTGAGGTTCCACATCGGGTTGCCTTTGTCGTCGTACTGGGCTGGAGTGGTCGTTACCCCTCCGGCTTCAATCTGCTCGACGATTTCGCGGGCCAGTTCCCGGTTGGCGACTTCGTGCGGGTTGTCTACGGTCCCGATGTCGGTCGATCCCTCGGGGTAGCGCAGGTCGGCCCCACCATACGCGTCTTTGTGCATGAACAATCGCCGAACATCCACAGCACCGCCATCGAGGTGCTTGTCGGCCCAAGCGCGATACGAGCCTTGCAATACGGTTGTGCCGTAGTGTTCGCCAGGAAAAGCGTTGTAGGAATGGAACAGACACTCGGGATGCCGCAAATCCAAGTAGCCTTCGGGGGCTCCCTTCACTCGTCCAAACCGAATGCCACAGGATCGCCCGGTGTCGGGATCGAGCAGCATTCGAACATCGTTTGCGTGTCGCTGTTCGATGGTGGAGATTTCCCACGTCCCAAACTCGTCAGAACGCTCCCAGATGACTTCGCACCCGGCCCAGCCATAGATTTGAGCGGACGCGAGATGCTCGATGGCACAGTCCCATAGCTTGCGAATCTGACGCATCACCCAAGCGCCGACGGCCTCGTCCTGGCACATCACGCCCACTTGCCATTGGCCGTTGACCTCGTAGCCAAACTCGACGCCTTGGACGATCGCCCGCCGGGCTGCTAGTCCGATCTGAATCGTCTCGTCCAGAAGCATTTGCTCGATGATCTGAAACGTGAGCGGTGGTAGCTTTTGGTGCCGTCGCAGCCACCATGTTTGGATCGGCGCGTAGCCTTTGGTCTTCGCGGTCGGTCGTTTCAGTGCGTCGTTGATCTGGTTCATATTTTTCCTCCGCAAGCCTTGTCAACGTAAAGTTGCACGGCCTTGGATTTCGCTTGTTGTGCTAGTTCTTCGTCACCGTAGGCTCGGAGCCAAAGTTCGTACACTTGTTGGTAGTTGGTCGCGTCGTAGTTCCCCTCGTCAATCTTCCGCTTTGCCTGGAGCGCTGGAAGCATCTCCTGCAGCGCCACGATCTGCTCGGCGTGCAGATCGAACGGGTTTAGCCCGTACTCCCATCCGACTCGGATCCTTCGTTCGTATTTTTTTTTACCGCTTCGGCAACTTCACCGAGTCGGCTCCACAGTTGGAACGCCATGGTCGGAGTCGCGTCGGTGACTCCCATCTCTTTAAGTTCGTTTGCGGCTGCGCGAAGGAAATCGCGCGATGCGTAGACCAGTCCGTCACGCCGTTCGAGCGGGAACCGCTTCTCCATGTCTTCGAACATTAACCGCGTCTCCAAGAGATCGACCGCCACCGTCACCGGCTCGGCTCCCGTCTTTTGGATGACGACTGAAAACGATTCGTCTTTCAGGTCGATGTGTGCCACTTCGATTCGATCCTTTCACTAGGGGTTGTTTGGCGGTTGATTACCCGGACTGCCCGAGTAACTCGATGAACCGCCTTTTCCAGTTCCGTCGGTCAAAATGCCTGCCGAATGACTTTCGGCCAAATCCCGGCAAACGTATTCGATTTCCCATTTCGCTGCGAATACGGGTTGGCAATAGAACGTGCCGAGGTAGGCAGGCTTGAAACTTTTTTCAATCATCTTCAACTGCACGTTGCCAATGACGAGCTTCGGCATCGGGATCTCGTACCCGACGCGCACGGCCATGCCTCGGTAGATAATCTTGGTAGCGGCTCCTGGGTACACGGGAAGTATCGATGGAATTTCCGCGCGGCTCCCGCGTCCGGCCTGTTGCAGTTCATTTAGGTTAATCACGCCATCCTCTACCACTTCTGGCCCTAATGGGATCCACTGGTCTTTTTCTAAGGCGGACTGTTTGATGTCGAAGTACGCCTCAAAGTGTGCCCAACTAGCGTTCGGTGGCGGTAGCGGGTTGCAAAGGGCTCCAGCCAATGGCGTCGTTCGGTCGTAGACGATTTGCAAATCTTTCACCTCTGGGATTTCAGGGTGTTCGTGATTTACCAATCGGTCCTGATTCACTGGGTCGGGAGTGAGTTGCGATATACCTCGGCAATGCTCCATGCCGTGCATCGAGTCTTCCCATTCGTCCCAAGTGACCCATAATTGACTAAATAAACCCGACGCCCCGAGCCAGTTCGACATATCGCCCAGGGTGCGGTAAGAAATCGATGCCGACACTCCTGTGCCGAAGATGTCTTCCTCCACATCAATCTGATCGACCAGTATTTGTGATCCGCTCCCGCGAGCGTACTCAATTCTGCGTAGTGCAATTTGCTGAAAAATAAACCACGCATACGACATGGGTTGATCGGCTGCAATCTCTACTCGCATCGACAGCGAGTGCTTGGTAGTCGCCATTTGAGAGCGAGATTTTGTAACTCGATGCGATGCCTCGATATGCACCACGCCGGGCGGGTAGGGGTTCCGGGTCGGAATTTGCGTGTCGGTGACAGTGAATCCCAACGTCGCCTTGTCCGCACTGAGTTCGTATCGCTGCGACCGCTCGTAGCCAACAGGTTTGGTAAAATCAAGCTTGTCTCGATAGAAGTCGGCGTTATGGTCTATTTTGTTTGGTCCATCAAACGTCTTAGCTACCGTCAACTGCCCGGATATGGTGCGAGTGGTCCATCCACCTGGATCCAACGAGTAGGATTGGGAGTAACTAAACGAGCCAATATGCTCCAGTTCCGATCCCGAACTTTCGGCAATAAAAATGCAAACCTCTACCGACCAACGAACCTCGACGGCGGTGGGTGCGTTTGCCGCTGCCATGGGCCGCAATGCGAGAAGTTTTGGGAACGGGCCTCCCTCCACGTCCGTCATGCTGGCGCTGCCGCCTACATTCAAATCAAACCCGATCCCGATCCCTGTTGCTTTGAGGTTGCCACCGTTGCGGGTCAATATGCGTCGTATGTCTTCGATCGTGTCGCCGACGCTTGGAACAACGACGGCATCTACCTCGATCTTGATTCGATGGTATTGTGTTTGCCTACGGTCGGGTGTTGGAACAACCTCAATCTCGACGGTGCGTTTTTGCCCCATGCCGAGCGAGATTCCTTCGTAGGTAAGTTCATCGAATGCGGCTGGCATTACAGGTTCCTCATCGCTGCGATCCAGTTCTGCACGTCCGCCGGGTTGATCTGGCCACCCGCGTTCGGTCCAAACGCCTGAGTCAGCATTTGGAACATTGGATCCCTAGAGGTGTCGGTATGGTCTTCCTTCATCAACTCGGTCTGGAACGTCAACAATTTCGTCATGCGTTCCTGGAGTTGTTGTTGCGCTTTCGCGACCGCTGCATCCTCCGCTGCTTCGTTCTCATTCCAACTGATGTAGTCTCGAATCATGGCGTCGATGACGTTCAATACGGCACCTATCACGTCAATAGATTGGCCGCTTTTTTCGATTGCCCACGTCGCCCCGGTGAGGACCATAATGATTTGGTCCGCTCGGTCAACGAACAAATCGGTAACGGCATCCCCTAGCTTTGCGATTGCCTCCTCTACTTTGTCCTGTGCTTCTCCTAGCTTGGCCAGCTTGTCGCCTCGCTCCTCTGCTCGATCGACCAATCGCATTTGCCGACGCACGTCGGTTTGCGAGCGTTGAATGGCGATTGCTGCCGAATACTGTTCCAGTTCATCCGCCTGACGTCTGGACGCTTTGTATAGTGCATCGAGTGCCATCACCGTGCCCACGGCTGCGGCTGCGACAAGCAGCAAAGGACCGGCTGCTGCGCCTGCTGCGACAGCCGCTTCGGTCATGCCTGCTGCGGCTGCGGTAGACGCTTCGGCGACTGCGGCCCCCTCGGCGACCGCCGCACCTTCGGTCACTGCGGCTTCTGTTGCAACTGCCTCGGTGGTTGCAACGCTTGCTGCCGGTTCAATTGGAGGGGGAGATTTTTTTGGTGCCCCAGAATAGTCAATTGAGTCATTCGATGCTTTTTGTTTTCTGGAGGTTTCTTTAGCAAATTCGGTTTCTTTCGACACCTGTTGCATTCGCTTTAATCGGTGTTGCGATTCGTCCGCTTTCCCGATTTTGTTTTCCTCTTTCCCGTGCGGCTGCGATCTTTCGATCGCGGCAACAATCTGAACCGCTCCGTCCTCGATTGCGGCTACGGTTGCGTTGGCGCTGGTCGTTACTGCACTAACTAGCGATTCGTCTTTAGTCGATGTGGGTTTTGCTTTTGTTTCACTGCTGGCCGCAACTTGGTGTCTGTCCGGCTTTGCGTCAGTCTTTGGCGTTGCGGTTAGCTTTGTCGCTTCTGTTCTCGCTGGCTGCAACGAACGGAAAAGCGATCGCATCCACTCCAACGACTTCTCTAGCACTCCCGGCTCTGCTCTGGTGGTTTCAGTCAACTTCGCGGGTGGCGGTGTTGCTGGTTTCGATGGTGGTTCTGGCTTGGCCGTTGGAGGGTCAAATAACTGTGCAATACCATCGGTGATACGATCGAACAGCGTATCAACGCGATCTTCCGGCTTAGCTGCCAATGGTGGCGAAGAGACTTTTGGTTGCGGTAGCGGTGGTGGCGGTGAAGAGTTGGGAGATGGTAGCGGTGGCGGTAGAGACTCTGCATCCAGCTTGCGTTTTTGCGCCCTTTTTGCAAGCCATTCGTCTGGCGCGGAATAGCCAAATATATCTTCCGTTCGAACCGGCTTAGATTCAGGCGATTCACTTACAGGCTCAGTCTCGGCAACAGGTTCCGGTTTCGCGGCTGGCTCTGGTGGTGGAGTCTCGGCAACGGGCTCCGTCTTCGCAACTGGCTCCGCTTCGGTCTTTTTGGGCGTCTCTTGTTTTTGCGGTGTTGCTTTCTCTGCTGGTCTAGCAAACAGCATCTTGTAGAGAGCAACGCCACCCTCCACAATCGTCTTGGATCGCGCAATCACGTCAGATAGAGTGTTTATCGCGCGAGTGAAATGTGCCAAGTCTACGATTTCGAGCGCAGCATGTTTGATTTTGTCCGCATCGCTCTTTTCGGTTTTGTGCGTCCGATCGGCCCCTGATTTTGCCGGGGTGGCACGGGTATCGGCTCCGTCAGTGGGCCGATCGGCTTTTTTCGTTGCACCAGTGGGTTCCGTGTCTGGCTTCGCGGTAGGTGGAGGCGCGGAGGTAGTTGCTTCCGGCTTGGCCGGATTCGCTACACTCGCGTTTGTGTCGTCAACGAGGACGATGTGAAACTGTGCGCCATCCATCGCTGTCGCTTATGCCGACTGGAACGCTCCGGTACTCAGATCGGGATACGCTCGCAAGCGAATTGGAACTTCGCGGAGGTCTGGCGCTTGCAACAGCGTGACCGGGAAGTTTTCATGCAAGATCGTGCGAGGGAATGTGATCGTCGCAGGGAGCGGCCCAGGGTTCGTTTGCAGTGCGGTCAGCACCAACTGCTTGCAGAAAGCACCCGCACCGCCAGCGCCGACATCAAGGCGTCCGATCTGGCCTGCGGTGTAACCCGTCCCGTAAGGGTTCATTAGGGTCTGTACCGCTGCGCCGTCGAACTCAATCAGCGTGAACTCGATGGTCACATCGATCCCGCGAACGATCGCGTCTTGCGGGGTGTCGCCCCACTTGTCGCCAGTAATCAGACGCTTCATAAATTGATGGCTGATCCGGTATCCGTCTTTCGACTGTCCGCAAGCCAAATTGTTCCACGTCGCCGAATAGGCACCGCTTGTGAATCCCATGGTTTCTATCTCCTAAAAAAAGTTCCCGCCTTTCGGCGTTGATCTTCGTCCCACTTCAAACACCCTGGGCAGTTCACAAGGTCCAGGACTTTGGTTGCCGCTTCAAGATTCGTAAACGTGGCCAAATACGCACGTTTGTCATCGCAAGCGAGTTTGAACCGCAAACCGCCTCCGTCTTCAATGGGACCGTTCTTTGCCGGTACAAACCAATGCGTCAGGACCAATAGTCCGACAATCGGTGGCTTGCTGGCTCCGCACTTCGGACACGCGAATCGATCGTGCTTGACCTCGAACTCATAACGCTGGTTGTCCACTGCGCATTCTGGGTTGAGGCAGTAACCAGTAGGTGGTTGTTTGTCCGTTCGGTCCCGAGGAATGACGATGCCGCTCATAGCGTTTCCATCCTCCGCAATCGACCAAAGACCGCGCCGCGAGTGATGCCCGCGTAGACATCGACGCCAGTCCCGCCTTGGTTTGCGGCTCCGTACACGTCTGAGACGACGCCTCTCGGCTTGGCATCGACGGAAACCAATCGCAGATACCCAATGAAGCCCTTGGCGTTGGGTTCCTGAACCTTCAGCGCCGTGTTGGTTGATACGGTGATGGAGGGGTTCCAGTCCACTGCCTTGATGATCTTGTCGAGATGCGCGTTGATGCCTTTGACTTGATCCAAAAAGAGAGTCCGTCTCAAATCGCGTGGGACGCTGCGAGACCGCAAGAACGCCGCAACTCGGCATCCGAACTCCATGTCTCTGGTAGTTCCTGACGTTTGATGCACGGGCCCAAGGTTGAGCGATGCAGGAGTGACCGTAACGTACAGATCGCCAGCCCATTGAGGAACAAAGTCGTCGTCGGACTCGATCGAGCATTGCTGATCGGTCAGTCCCATGGCGGTCTGCACCGCATCGAGAACGGTTTCGAGAAGGTAGGGTTCAGCGTTAAGCACTGGCCCCCCCTTGGATCATTCGAGAGAGTCCAATTTCCAATGCGTTGCTTAATGCGTTGCTCCAGCGCCCCCACCAAAGATCGGGGACTTTGGCTGGCAAATAGGGTCTGGCCGGGATCCTGCGTTTTGAATCGCCGTATTGGTGCGTTGCCGCGTACTTGACGTTCGTTCCGACGATCACGCCGTTTGCGAGTGCCGCAAAGATTTGGTTGTCGCCTCCGTCCCCTGTCGGCTTGCGATAGGAAACCCCATAGCCACCTAGTTCGCCGGGAGAGAGGGAGTTGAGGAGGACGCCCGTGTCTCGGAGAATTTCATGCGGTCGGTTGCCGAAGACTTGGAGTTTGGTTTTTCCACCTTCGGCCTTGATGCGATTCCACGCCATGCCAGCCGCAATCGACTTGGCGGTTTCTGGATCGTACTTGGTGATGAGCCATGCGAGGTTGCGACGAAAGTAAAGTCGCCATTGCCGCAACTGTGCCGCCGATAGCAATCCCGTTCCGACGGGTGCGTACTTGTGACCTCTGCCGAGCCCGTGAGCCCGCTTGAGCCGTGTCTGCTCCCCTGGCCCAAATCGCCGCGAGTAGGCTAGCGTCTTGGGGGATAGCGGTGGCCACTTCACGCCGTCTTCGCCGGTTCCGCCTCGGGCCTTACGAACGAAGTCCGCATGGATGTCGGATAGCGCCGCAAACCCAAGAGACAGGAAAACACCCTTGGCAACGCCGGTGGAATCGATAGCCTTGCCGGTGAGCGACAACCGGACTTGGTTAATCACTTCCCGCGCTTGATCGCGCGTGCCTCGAAAATAAACTCTAGTAGTCAAACTGGGTCAACTCCGAGTCTTGAGGCCGCTGCTTGGGCATGTTGGTCGAATTGATCGCGACCCGTTGTTGGCGTCGAACGTATCGCCGATCGATGTGCATGTTCGAGAACATCGGGACGTTGAGTCCCTTGAGCGGGACGCCGGGGATACGCATTTCGTCTCGCATGATGAGCGGGAGTTTTTCCGCAATCCGCTGATACTCTGCGACGAGAGACTCAGGTACCGGGTTCCCTCGACGTTCGCACAAGTAGACGGTGGCCATGACAACGCACCATTGACGGAGCATTCTGGAGGTTTTTACCCCAGCCTCGTCATACCGCCTCAGAACGTACAGATTGATCTCGTCCGTTGCCTGCGCGATACAGTCGTCTACGGTAGCCTCGGACCCTCGCAGATCGTGAGACGCGAACGCCGCAACACCCGTAGCTCCGAAGAAGTTCTCTACGTCTTCGGCTGTGCAGTAAGTCCAGGTAATTGCCACGTCCACCCCGCATGATGCTAGAACACGCAAGTGCCGATGGCCAAGTTCGAAGGAACTTGATGGACCATCAGCGCGTTGTCGAGAACAAACAGTTCGGTCGAGGTTGGGTTCGCGATCTCCCGCGACCAAGCATTCAAGCCGAACTTCTCGCTCTTGGGACCGCCATCGTATTCGGCGATCGGTTCGCCACCGATGTAGCACTCGATGTCCGATCCGTTCGACACTGCGTCGGACGCAATGAAGAACGCCGTGTTGTCGGGGACGTGTGGCGTCCAGGTTTCGGAGCCGGGCTCGCCGATCTCCAAGCCTTCATCGTTGATGCACCACTCGACCCAAGGCATGAACGAGAGTCTCGCCTTAAAGTTCTGAATGGGTCGTCCGTCAGGCCCGGATCCGCTATCCTTGCTGATGATCTCGTAAGGAGTGTTCGCCGTACCGTGTGCCTCTTGCACTGCGTCGTTCTTGATGACCAGAGACCAAATCGACGACTTGGTGACGATCTTCGACAGCCCCGAGCCTGTGAGGCGCTGGAAGGCTGCATGAATCGCGTAGAGGTTGGATGGGATGTCCGCCGACGCGGTGGTGGCCCACGATGTCGAGAGAATGTTCCCGCCTCCCGTCATGTTCAACTGGCTCTTGTTGCCAGCCGGAACGCGCGTTGGGAGTTGCCCCGCCGCACCAGACGAACTGTAGGTCCAGTACCAAGAATCGCCCACGATCTTGTAGTATAAGGAGTCTCGCATCAGCCCGACGAGCATTGCTGTTCGCCAGTTGGCTGCGAGTTGTGCGAGGTATCCGGTCTGCATGGCAATCATCTTCGCCCCGGCTTTGTCGCGCGTGGCTGGATCGTCGATGCGACCGATGTTGTTGACTTGCTCGGCTAGGAGCGGAATCGAACTGTGCATTCGCGGATACTCGAAGGGGATGCGGGAGGCGATCTGCATCTGCATTCGACCCGCTGCCGTACCAGGAGCGCGACCTTGCGCCGTCTTCAACGTGTTGTTGAAAACGTGGTAGGCTCCGAGGCGACCATGCCCCATGTTGGTTTCGTTGTTTCCGCCGGGTTGCAATCCAAACTCCTTGAGTAGAGAGCCAGTGGCCTCGACTCGCTCGCTGATAACCTTGGTAAGTACCTGCGGCTTGAATACGTCCTGGAATAAATTTGGCATCTCTTCAAATCCTCAGTGCCACCCTCGGAATTGAAATTGGTTTGTTTGCGAGCCGCTTAGGCTGCAATCTCGTCGTCAAACAGGAAGCACTTGCCAACGGCCTTGAGTGCCGTTCGCGCTGCGGCTTCGTTGGTGTGGCCGACAAAGGCTGCACCCTTGATAAGCAGTTGGCTAGCTCGAACGTCACCGCTCATCAGCACTCGCACGGGTTGGTCTTGGTCCTCACCGTTCTCGTTGACGACTCGCGTATCATCGAGCAGGATCCCGACAATCGTTTGCGAGCCATCGGATGCCCCAGCGTCATACTGGACCAGCTTCTTGCTGGCGGTGATCTGTCCGAGCACCATCCCAGCGCGAAGAGTCGTTGTCGGTGTATTGACCGCATCGCGAGCCGCTCCGCTCAGGATCCGCGTCACAATGGTTGCGCGAACGCGACCATCCGACACGAACAGAATGGGACGGGTTGCGAGTGCGTCTGCTCTGGTTCCTACGCCTAATGGCATGATTTCGTTCCTCTGGTGCCACCCTTAGAAACGATGACTGGGGTTAGTTGGTTTTCTTGCCGTTGATGAGTCCGACCCAATACTTTTCCTTGGCTTCGGCGTCTTCGGAGTTTGGTGGTTCGGCCACCGACATACGAGCGAGTTTGGACCCGCCTCCCTTGCGGAAGGTGGCTGTCTTGAACGTGCCCTCGGGGATCACTTCGCGCGATCGCATGAACTTTTCGGTTTCCCCTTCTCGGGGCTTGTTGTAGGCATCGAGGGAAAGCCGCTGGGCTGCGATGCGAGCGCTGTAGCGTGCGAACTCTTCGTCCATGATGCGACCGCTATCTCGAAGGGACTCCAGTCGCCCAAGTAGATCGCGATGGTAGGCTGTCTCGGCAAACGCTCTTGCCGATCGGACTTGGGCCGACATGGTTTGAATCTCGGGAGAAGTCACCATGGGAGACCCTGCACCGCTACCCGCTGCGCCCTGGCCTCCGTTGCCCATGACTTGTTTGATGTTATCGACGATGTTGGATGCGTCGGTTCCCTCGGGAAGTGCAATGCCGCACTCTTGGAGCGCGTCCACAATCAAGGCAACAACATCGCTTCCTTGATCGTTCCCGCCGTCAGACGGTGGAGCCATGTCCATGCCTGCGTCTTGGCCTGCTGCCATGTCCATACGCTTAATCCTCGGTGTGTAGTAGTTAGGGGAAACGCCCATGCGGATGACGCATCCCATGGTGATCGGCTCGGCGGGTACAAACGGCCCTTGGCTGTGATCGACCGGGTAATCAACGAGGTCTACCGAGGTAATCACGTCCGCGTAGGTGTGCCCGTGCCCGTCGCGAAATTCAGGGAATATCACAGGGCTGACGAAGATGGAGTTGTGCTCCACCTTCTCGATGGCGCTTGGCGTCAGAACCTCCACCGTGATCTCTGCGGATTGCCCGTCGGGAGTCACTTGGAAGTCCACCATCCGGCCTTCGGTGTTGTGCGCTCCGCGCGTATCGCGTTTGGAGAGGCTGTCCATGGTGATCGGACTGAGCATCTCCAAGTCGTCGAGTTCTGCGTGGTTGAAGTGCATCGGAACGACATAGCCCGCGTCGGACAGTCGCCGAAACTCTTGCTCCCAGTGCTTCAATCGATCAGGAGTGACAGTGACGCTTCCGTCACCGCTTTGGTACTCGTTGACCGATAGAACCGCTTTGCGAAACACCTTGCCCATGAGTGCAGGCTAGAGTGGTGCTTCGCCGTCTCAAAACCGCTAGTTTCGCTGCTTACGCTACTTGCGAAACTTTCTCAATCTTCTCTCAGATATTCCGGTTCGCCGTTAGCAACGATCTCTTCGCGAATGCGATCGACGACGCTTTGGCGGACGCGCCTTCGACCGCCGGGCAGACGGCAATACGCTAATCGCCCTGTCTCGGCCCATTGAGCCACCGCCGTTCTCGTCACTCCAAGCTGCTGCCCTACCTCCGAGAATGACAACAGTGGATCCTCGGAGTGAGTCTTCAACGCTCGAATCTTGCGTTCTTTGTCTGTCATGATCCGTGCCTCCCAACAATGACGCCGCCCCATTGCGCGGCCTGCAATTCCTTCGAAACGAAACAAGCGTAAGACGTACCGTCAATTTGATCTGCAACTTCATCTGGCCTCCCCTGCCATGCCGAGTGTTCGCCAATGTAGGTTCGCACCCAAAGGTCCATTGAGTCGGGGACTCGGACCAAGCCATCCTCGACCCGAGAAATTGCCCCGGCTGCGACCGCGCGTTCAAGTTTCGCCCCTCGATGGCTCTCTGCCATGCCAGGAAGTTTGGGGCCGATGAGCCGTGTCTTTCGGCCTTTGATCTCTTTCGCCAGTGCGGGCCCGAAGTGTGCGTTCTCGATGTAGGCGATCGGCACGTCCATCGACTCCATGTGGTCGTTGAACCGGGACTTTAGGTCTGGCCATTCAACTTGGATCCGGCATATCGACCGAAGGAAAAGAGTGTGCCGAGGCCGATAGTAGTCCCACACTTCGCAGACGCTCCAAGACGCGGGCTTGCCTCGATCTTGGTCCGCGCGATCGCGGGATGTCCCCGCCGTGTCGATCACCGCAAACCGACGTAGCTGGTGCTTTGCTGCCTCGCAGACTTCGCCGTGGTGGAGCCATTGAAGACCGCCATCAGGCAGGACCGTGTAAGTCTTGAACCACTCCCGATCGAAGACGCCCGCTGCTTGGAAGAGCCAGTTGCCACCAAGGAGCGATTCCCGCTCGGCTCTCGGAAGTGCTCGCAATCGGTTGGCGTAATCGGGATCCCGCTCTAGCAACGCGGGGTTGTCGGCCAAGGTAGCCGGGATGAACGTGAACGATAAAGGTTTTCCTTCGTAGCCCGACAACTCTTCCCGCGTATCGGCCCACACTAGCTGATCGTCACCGCCTCGGACCATCCAACGAATCTTGCCCGCGCGTTCCGGGATCGGAGTGCCCGCCATGGGATCGATCCACCATTCGAGCATCTTCGCGACCCAGGAGCCCGGCTCCGGGTTGCACGTCGCGCGGACGTAGGGTTCGATGCTCCCGGTCGATCGGGCTCGGGATACCAGATACCAAAATTGACCCTCCGAAAAGTGAGTCAGTTCATCCCAGCCAATGAGGGCGATCGCGGTCCCTTGCCAGTTGAGTTTATCCGCCTCGTTCTCCATGTGACTGAACATGATTCGGCAACCGCTCGGGAACACCGCGTCCATGCTGGCCTGTCGCATCCGACCGCCGAACATGGGGTACAGTTCGCACGCCTTGTCCCAAAGACCCTGCGCGGCCGTGATCTGCTTGTACGTTCTCCTGAACAACACCGGGGACCATTCACGTTCGTCGATCCCCCTGAGTGCGTCGAGCAGAAGCGCGTAGGTCTTGCCCCCGCCCGCCGCACCGCCGTAAATCGCAATATCCGCGTTGGTACGCAATATCGACTCTTGCGGGCCTTCCTGGGGACCAATCTCGATAATCGCTTGCTCGGTCACGCAATCGCCTGATTAACTGGTGTCGCAAAATCGATAACGCCTGCCGCTAGATGCCACACCGCGTTGGGAGATGTGTCGTACCGTCTCAGATCCCAATAGAATCGACCGGCTGCGATGGTCGATAGACCGCGTGCCTTCATGGTCAGTCGGACTTGGCGAACGGGATCGGTGCCGTTGACGAGTCCGACGATCGACCCGTCTCCGGCTACGATGCTCCCGCCCGTTGGAGTCACCAAGCCGGAAGACGAATCGACCTGTACCGCAATCGTGTTCTGTGCTCCCGCCACCGTCGGCTTTGCAGTCCACACCAAACGCCCCGTGGCGTTCTTGGCGCTCGGGTGAATGGTAATGACGATCTCGTTGTCGGTTTTCAAATACTGATTGAAGTCCGCCACATAAAAAGGCCCAAGGGACTGGCGTTCTTCGCGCGTCACTACCGGCGTGATCGCTTGAACGGATCCCGATGTCGATGTGCTGATCTGGAACCGGCCAACTAATTCGCTGATTATGGCCTGCGATACCGTGGTGCTTAAGCTTTGGAGCGTGTCCCTTGTGTAACGAGCGTGCTCGATGGGAATGACCTGGACGTTCGCCGTGCTGGACTCGGGAAAGAAGTCCGCTGTCGTTCCGTTGTTCTCCGATTGCTGGACGTCGAAGAGGTAGTATCCATCTTCGAGTTCGACCGGGTTTGTGTCGTTGAGAGCGGTTCGGGCACCACCGTTCACCGACACCTTGCATGTGATGTTGTCTGCGTCACCGAGCACCGGCTGCGAGGTGTTGCGGTTGAATGCGTAGACCTTGAGTGTAGCGTTGGTGTTTTTGTACATCTATTCGATCCCTGTACCGATGACCAAGGGGAGGTAAAGCGAGTTTCTAGGCGGTGGCGTCGAAGCTGCACTCACAGAGGCCGTTGTGGCTAGGGTTCGCGCTAGATTTGCCGCCATCCCTGCCGTTACCGTCGCCGTGGACACTCTCGATACCGACGCCAATGTTTTGACGACTGAACCCGTCATCCCTGCCGCTATCGTGGCCGTAGCCGACATCGTGGCTGCACCGAATGCTTTGGTAACTCGCCCCACTGGATCGGTTGCTACCGTGGCCGTGGCCGATGTAGTGACGGCTCCGAGCGTCTTGGATAGAGTTGCCGTGTTGTCGCCGACAACCGTCGCTTCGCCCTGGATGAACAATCCATCGAGTGAGATTACCACACTCGCTTGAGATCCGAGCGTCGATGCCCCTGTCGCTGTTGCTGCATCGAGCGTTCGCGTAACCGATCCATACTGCGACTCTGCCACAGTAGCGGTGCCGGAAAACGTAGCGCTGGCCAAAGTCGATTGAAGGGTCGATGGCGCACCCCATGTCGCTGTGCCTGAGGCGGTTAAATCATCAAGAACGTAGCCTTCCGGTGTACCCAATAGTTTTACTGGATAAGTCTCTTTCAGCTTCGCTATATACCCTGGAACCGTAGCCGTTGCATTACACGTCGTCGCTGCAAGGGTTTTGCTCGAAGAACCACTTAGACCGAGCGTTGCCGTGCTGGAACACGTCGCTGCCCCTAGCGTGATCGATAGCGTTGCTTCGGGATCAATAATGGGCCCAGGCACTATGCGTTACCGTCAGTGAGGGTAAACGTGTTGACGGTAAAACTCTGGCCGGAAGTGACAGAGGCGTTTGGTGATATTTCCATATCACCACCGCTACCTGTGGCGCTGCACGTTCCTTGAATGTGACACGTCGCCCCGGCCTTTATGCGAAAGTGTCCAGCGGTGCCGGTGGCGTCGGCACTGAGATCCTGCCACGTCCCGCTCAACGACTTTGCTCCCGAGGATGCTGCGCCCATCCAGTCTGATGGCAGGGTTAGAGTCGCGACGACCGTGCCAGTGTCCGCTGAACTGCAATTCGCCGGTGGGGAGCCTGTTCGAATCTCCAGCGTTGGAGCCGTACCGATCGATGTTTCGATCTGGTCTAGTCTCGCGTTGCGCACGGTGGTTGAGAGTTGGATTGCCATGATTGTTGCTCCTATTGGGGTTTACGTTTCCTCCCGTTATCGGGGAGGTACAAAATGACTTGTGGCTTCGACAGGGAATCGCTTTCGATTTGTAGTTCTCGACCGAATCCTCTTGTCTTACCTTTGCGCTCCAAGTACCACATCGTGGCCTTGAGGTTTCCGGCTTGGAGGGCTGCGCTAATGTTGGCCTCGGCTAGATCAAGCGATTGTTCGGTTGTCTCTTTGAACACCGCATCGAGCCAAGCGTGCTTTTTTCGGTGCTCCCAAATCGTTTGGCGACTCAGGCAGAGCTTCGCGGCCACCAATGCGACCACACCGGCAGCATTTCGCACCGCCTCGATCCATTCGTCTTGCGTGATTCTAGGCTTCGGCATTCTCTTGTTCGGCGTCGTCCTTCAATGCTTGGATCTTCGCTGCCAACGGCAACAGCACACTTGCGGCTTGTAGGCCACCTTGCTTGACTGCGAGGTCAAGGCAAGCCATCAGTTGCTGCTGTTCTTCTTTGGTGATTTCGAGGTTCATGATTACTCCGGTAAAACGTCAGGAATCTGCAACTGGGCTACGAGTGCCGCTTGTTGCTCTGGGGTAAGGGAATCAAACATTTGCAACGCCGACTTCTTCTTGAAATCGACGAGTTGTTTGTAATACGAATCGCAAGCCGACCGCATCACCGACTCAAGATAGCTTTGCGAAGTGAACAGTTCCTTCAGCGGTTTCTGCTCCGAGACTGGAAGACTCGCATTGCTTGCGGTGATCTGTTCGTTCTCGGTGACAATAGGCTTGTTCGCTTCGAGCGTCGCGAAGTCTACGCCCCATCGTTGTTCTTGAGTAAGTTGGGAAATGTCTATCATGGTATGGGTTCCTATGTTGCGATCAATCCGAGGGTACGCATACGACTAAGCAGTGCGTTGAGTTGAGTTATCACGCTAGCTGCATCGGTTGCGTCTGCGACTGCGGTTGGCTGTACCACTGGCGTAGCGTTGAAAAAGCCGAGTTTCTGCGTTGTCGCTGTGCCGATTTTGGTGCCGGTAGTTGTGCCAACTGCAATGTCTAGTGCATCGGCAATCGTAAACAAACCAGCGGTCCCAATCGTCAACCTCGTCGTCCCATCCGTCTGCAACTCCAGTGCCCTAGCACTGCCTGTGCCAGCTTTCTCTGTGCCGATGCGGTATGCCGTGCCAGTGGTGTTGTACTCCAAGAACATGCGTTCGTAGTTCGAGGAGTTGGTAAACGTTCCATAAAGGTTGAAACGCTGTGCATTTCCGGCATTTCTCTGGGCGAGGGTTTGGGCGGCATCACGATAGAGGAATAGATCCGACGTGGCATTCTGATTAACTT